GTATGTATAGTGGTAATCCAAACTTTCCTAGTGGAGGTGGAACTGGATCTAGTTGTCCTAACGATGGTGGCGGTGGCGGCGGCGGCGGTGCTGGATGTGGTGGCGGTGGCGGTGGCGGATATGGAATTGACAAGTCATATGGCGGTTACGGTGGCAGCAGTGGTGCTAGTGGATTTGATTCTACTTATTGTAGTTTTACTGCCTCTAGTGGAACACAAAATTTTGGCAATGGATTTGCAAGTGTGTCATATAATTTACAAGATCCTGTAATAGATACTTTTTCAAATAATGGACCTATAATCCGTGGTAATCCTGCTACTTTAACTTGGACGACTTCATTTGCATCTTCTGCATCAATTGACCAAGGTGTCGGTGCCGTTTTGGTTGATGGAGACACAGATGTTTATCCTACAACAACTACAACATATACGTTGAGTGCTACATTTGGTGGTGTTACTGTTGTAAACACCACTACTGTGACAGTTTATATCCCACCAGTTCTTACTTTAACCACAGATAAATCTGCAATAATTGCCGGTCAAAGCGTTCGATTAGACTGGAGTCATACTGGGGATGGAACTACTGTTGTTTGGACTTCTGGTAATCCTGCAGTTACAAATGCAAATACTAACAGTTTTACCAATCCGAGAATTACATTATATGATTCAACAACATATTGTGCTTATATTACGGGATTAGGAGGAACTAGTCCAACTGTCTGTGTTAGTATTGTAGTGTATCAAATACCAACTATATCTACATTTGATACTCCAGTAACAATTGATTATGGTGTTACATCTTTGTTGATTGAATATAAATCAGAATATGCGAACACCGTACATAAAATAGAAATATATGCTACCACAGATCGTGGTCCTAATACTGGTACTATTCTTGCAGATACTATTAATTTACCTCTTGCAGGATCTGCTGAATTTGGTGGACTTAGCACTGTTTCTGAAGGAGTATATTCATGGACTCCATCTTGGGATGATTATGGTCCTAGATCTTATAGTATAAGTTATACTGCTGAAGGAAGTGGTGGAAATATATCATCTGGTCCTAATACTGTTACTGTTAATATTGATGAAACTCCTGATAATCTGGATATTCCTAGCTCGGATGATTTGATTGCGAATGAAGCACCGGTCATTGCACCTGATATTGAAGTTACATCTGATGAATTGAGAATTACTGATGTTGATATACCAGTTGAAATTAAATCAGATTATGCAATTCAAGTTCAGGTTAATAATGATCTCAATTGGGTAGATGTTAGACAGTTGTAATCCTGTCGATAAATAGTAAGACTGAAACTGTAAGTTTAAGGAATGACATATTCATTTGCTCCTAATAATGCACCTCTTTATGTAAGAGAAGGCGATTATGTACAGTTTAAATTTAAGGCACCATCGCAGTGGAATACTACTCTCACTGTAACTATTCAGATTGGTGATCTTGTACAGTTTTGGTCTATCATTACAATTCCTGAAGACTTTACTCCTGATCCTTTTCCATTAGAATCGGTTGAAGATGCTGAGTTTGAGACTATGTATTTTTATGCTGATGGTAGTAGACCATCAGAATCTATTATTGTTGTGTCTGGATTAACGGATACAACGGAAGCAGGGTGTGAAGTTACTTCAAACATTGGTGTCCCACCAGGAGAACCACATGTCAATTACTATGGAATGAGGATTGATTATGATGGTAATGGAACTTGGGATACTGGAACAGCAGCAACAAATTACTATATTACTACTGATAGTGGGGTTACTCCAACTGTTCGTAATAATGCAAGAATTCAACTTAAAGGAAGAACCAAAACATTTGAAAATCAAAAAACTAGAGTAACACTACGTATTGGTACTTCTTTTTCAAATTGGGATATAACTACTAAACCAATTCCACTTAATAAACCAGAACCATTTCCTGAATTTGAAGATTTAATCGATCAACCATTGAATACTTATGTTTATACTGATGAAGTTATTCAAGTTACTGGTTTATTTGAACCTGGAGATGTTATTGTAAGTAGTGGTGAGTTTGCTGTTTCTAATACTGCTACTACTGCAACTAATGGAGATGGTTACGATGTATTGACTGGTGTAACGTGGGCTTCTACTGGTACTATATCAAACGGACAATATATCCAGTTAAGAACATTAACTAGTAATGTCGGTAACACACCTACAAATGTTAATCTGTCAATTGCTTTTGGTGATGGTAGCATTTGGAGTGTTACCACTGGTGCATTCCCATCGACAAATCCAGTTTATTTTGATTTTGACCCTAAAACTAATATTAATCTCAATACTTTAACAGCATCAGACACTAAACCAGTTGGAGGTATTAGTGGACTGGGTGATGGTATTACAGTTCCAGTTGAAATTGTAAGTACAGATTCTGATCTTGTTAGAATAAAGATAAGTGATGGTTCGATTGGTGTATTCCCAACAACAGCAACAAATGGTGATACAATTACGTTGTATGTTACATCTGCTGATACAGTTCTCACTACAAGAAATTTATCTATTAAAGTTGGTGATCGAACTATTCCACCATTCCAAGTTCAAACGTTTTCTGGACCAGATAGTATTCCAAGTGCAATAACTCCACCTCCAGATAGAAATGGTGTAATTCCTGGCACATATATTACCAGTGCTCCAGTTACTATTGAAGGTATTAATGTTCCTGTAACTATTACTTCTACCAATGTTAATTCATTGATTTCTATTGATTTTGATACAGCAGAACCTGGACCAAGAACATTTGATCCTGCAATCAATTCAAGTTTTAGGATCGTTCAGTTATCTGCAACTACTTTTCCTACTACGGAAAGCACAACAGTAACAGTAGGTACTACTGGAGCAGCAAACAATCCTTTTGTTTGGAACGTTACAACTTACACTAGTGTACCACCAGCAGCAACTAATTTAGGTGTTTGGTATAGTAAAAAGAATGAAAAGGAAGAAGGGTATACAATTGGAACTATATTACCTATCCTCAAAGAAAGTTCTGTAGTTGGATATGGTAATCTCACAGATGGTGGTTTAAGTGATAGGTATCCTGGATTTGTCGAATGTGACGGCACACCTATGGATGCAAATTTATATCCAGAACTTTACGAAATTATTGGTACAACCTATGGTGGTTCTGTAACAGAAAGTAATACCACCCAAGTTGTTACGCAGACAAGAAATGGTATAACTTATACATCATCATTAAACACAACAACATATAGTGGAAACTTTAATCTTCCGGACTACAGAAATAGAAGGATGTGTGGTACTGGTATTGTTGATTCAGCGCGTGGAAATTCTGCTTTCTTAACTCCTAGTAATAATAAGACAATTGTTGAACCTGGAGCAGAAGGTGGATATTGGTATTTTGATAGGGTGGATCCATTTGGACCAGAACCTTTAGAACAAATTCAGGGAACAGGTACTACGGGTTTGGATAGTGATTTCTACTCTCTTGGAACTATTAGAATTACGGGAACAGATAGTATCACAGATAACATAGGATTTGCAATTTCAGGACAAGTATCTGGTACTATTGGAGAGTTACAAGAAATTGTTGTGTCAACTCCAGAACATGATCATCCATATTTTGCTGCTTTGCCTGAAAGTGAATCTGGTTTCCCACTGATTGCATGGGGCAATGCTGCAAACGGTAGAAGTATGTTCAGAACTAATGCTGGTGGATCATCAGGAAATGATGATAGTAATTTTAATGATTTAACAGTTGATCCTGTTGATCCAGGTGGACAGGCTGATGATGATCCCAGTTTAAATGACCAGTTATTTCTTGAAGCTTGGGCGGAAATACTAGAAAGATCACCATTCAAATCGGCACCAACCCTTGATGGAACAATAGGTAATAAACAGTTTGAGCAAGCGTTAGAAGCGTATTATGGTAGTGCATGGGAGGGTATGGACCAATTTATTGTTGATAACTTTAAAGTAAACATGACAGGTGGAGACACAGCAGGTGGTGGTGACGAGATTGATGGATTTGACGATCAAGATGTTCAAACTTTTGAAATCGAGTTCTATACTTGGTGGATCAGTGATTATAGTCAACTTGGATCTGCAAATTTGCTAGGAGGTGCGACTTCGGAACCACTCTGGGCTTGTGTATTTGACATAAATCCAGGAACATTTACTATTGATAATTTTTTAGCAGCCGGTGGAACTACATTAGGTCATAATCATTTAATGACTCTAGATCCAGTTACAAATTTTCAAACTGATTTTACTGGTGGTAACTTTAATAAAGCAGGTCAAGGTGGAGCATATGGTAGCGGACTTGGTAACGGATCTACTACACAGACAGTGACATTTACACAATCTGATGTTTTTATGGAAATGACAGAAGGAACATTTGAATTCTCTAGAGCTTTTGCTTCACCCGTTCCTGATGTTACAATGAGACCACAATCTCAAGCGCCTATTATGGTCCCATTTTACAAGACTAAATATATCATTAAAGCATATTGATTGTGAATAGCATTTCTTCAGAATGTCCTGATTATAGACCTCTTGAGTTGATGAAAGATCTTAAAATTACAAAATCTAATTTTTCTGATTTTATTGGTGTATGGGATAACTTTGTGCCTGCTGGATTATGTGA